CAAGGCCCACAAGGTCCGCAAGGCCCACAAGGGATTCAAGGTTATCAAGGGGAGCGAGGTCCTAAAGGAGAAACCGGGGATAAAGGCGCTACTGGCCCACAAGGCCCGCAAGGTCCTAAAGGAGAACCAGGAGATAAAGGCGACAAAGGCGATCGTGGTCCACAAGGTCTTAAAGGTGATAAGGGAGACAAAGGAGATAAGGGGGATAAAGGTGATGTAGGTCCACAAGGTCCTAAAGGTGACAAAGGTGATAGCGGTGGCGTTATGCCGGCTGATATGGTCGATTACATGGGGAATCAACACGAGTCGTTAAAAGCCAAAAATGACGCTGACGTTGACTGGTTGTTAGGCGAGATCAACACGGTTCATTATGATGGACAACATATCACCGCGACAGATTCGATTGAAGGGCGCTCTAAAAGTGCAATTTTAAAAGGTTCTACAAAATATCGTGATATTGACACAGGAGAGATTTTAGAAACCTTTGAAGAAGGTAGAAATCTTGAATTAGTATCGGTTAAATTGCCTGTTTTAACGACTACTGGGAAGAATTTATGTGATAACACAAAAATATCGCATGGTTTTGTACACGCAAATGGTGATTTCGTCAATACTACAACTAATTTTAGAACAGACTACATAAATATAAAACCGAATACAAATTATATCGCTAAATCACACACATTCCCAACGGCAGTCCCTGTATATTGTTGGTTTGATGAAAATAAAAATCTAATCGGCAGAGGAATGGATAACCTCTCTCCTATTAAAGCAAAATATCTCATTGTATTTTGCAACAACTCACAAACAAATGTTTCAGAGTTTGTGTTAGGAAATTTACTTTTTCAAGTCGAAGAAAGTTCTGCTCCAACAACCTACGAACCCTATAAATCAAACATTTTATCAACACCAGAAGATTTAGAATTACGTGGGATTGGTAATGTTAAAGATGAATTGAATGTGGCTACTGGTGAATTAACTCAACGTATTGAAGAAATTGTATTAGATGGTAGTCAAACAGGATGGAGTATTCACCCTAAATCAGATGAAACCTATACTATTTTCTATGGTGCGGGGATTAAAGAATTTGATGATGCTAATGACTGCGTTGTGTGGATATCTGATAAATTTGTTAATTTAGGTATTTGGAATGATATGAATAGCTATGCTCAAGAATACTTAACATTCCATGTTTCTAAGCCATTGATTAAATTGAAAAACACAACTCTGAGTGAAATATCTGTTAATGGGTTAAATATGTATCTTTCACAAAACCCAATCACCGTTCAATATAAGTTAGCAAAAAGCACCGTTAAAACAGTTGATTTAAGCGACAATCACGTTTATTCATATAAAGGTACGACTCACTACGATTGTTCTAGTGCTGAGGGTTCTTTAGTTCCGACGTTATCAATCGATGTGCCAACCAATCTTCCGGCAGTCGTAACAAGACAACGAGTAACGATCCAAGAGTTAGAAAAAGAAAATGTTGCATTAAAAAATGAAATCGAGGAAACGGCAAATTCTAGCGCCAGTGGCGACTTGGAGTTAATGTCATCTCAATTTGAGTTAGATTTCCGATTATTTGAAATTGAAATGAATTTAGATATGCCTATGATGGCGATGATGAGAGGAGTTAAAAGCATGGCAATGACAGTGTATCAACAAGCAAAAACTTTAATCTTAGCAGGGAAATATGAACGCGAGGACATGGAATACAAATTAAATCGATACAAAGCAGCAGGGCGCATTACTGTTGAAGAATACGAAGAGTTAATCGCCTTAATGGACGCGCGCGAATTAGTAGATTAATCCAATAAAAAAATAGGTCACTCATTGAGTGGCCTTTTAATTTAAAAGAGGGGTAAAAATGGAACTAGTAACTTTAGAAGTCTTATTTATGATTTTTTTTGGAGCAATAGTAACTGATTTTATCACCGGTGTATTGGTAGCCGCTAAACAAGGGAAGTTGAAAAGTAGAACGTGCAGTAATGGGATGTTCCGTTCAATCGGCGAGTGTATTGTGTTAGTGATTTTTATGCTTATAGATCAAATGGTTCCAGGACTAAATTTAATCTTAAGCACTTTTATCATGGGGTTTGCATTTAAAGAAGGTTTGAGTATTGCTGAGAATTTAGTTCAGTTAGATGTATGGGTTCCGGACTCGATTAAGCAAATGTTAGAAGTGGGCGTAAATAAAGTTAATTCAAAAGAGGTGGAGTAAAATGGCACAAAAATTAATTTTACCAATCAACAAGATGCGAGTGACAGCAGGATACAAAAATGCAAATTATCGTAAAGAGTTCGGATATACTCATTACGGAGTCGATGTGACGGATAAAGATCGCAAAGATAAACGCGTGTGGGGAAGTGGTAACGGTGAAGTTACTCATGCGGGTTGGCATCCTAGTGGGGGGAATGTCGTTGTCGTTGTGTATAAAGAGTGTGAAGCGAAGAATGGAAAATGGTACGATATCGCTATGCGATACTATCATTTAGATAGCATTAGTGTAAAAGTTGGGCAAAAAGTAACGAAAGATACCGTGATCGGCAACTATGGAAATACTGGTGCATCTAGCGGAGCGCACTTACATATCGAAGTTGATCACGACATCAAACATCCTAATTACACACCTCAAACATCGAAATCAAATAGCGTACTAAAGAGCGGAACAGATTCAACTCTAAACCCGGTGGATGTTCTGTGGTGTAAAACATCAGCTCCGGACAATCAATCAGTACACGACGCCGGTTACAATACAGTAACTTCAACTGATTTAGCTTATAAAACGACTAAATAATATGCTATAATGTATTTATAGGCGTTAGCCTAAATATAATAAAAAAATCAAATATCACATAAAAATCTCTATCAGATGAAGATTAAGTAAAAAGAGGTAGATTCGGTTAATTCCGTTTCTACCTCTTTTTTTATTTTATTTAATGTCATAGATTTTGATTCTCATATCGCAATAATCAGCGACATATTGGTTTCTCGCCCCATCAAAGACAAATCTTTTAATGTTCGGAAACGTGAAAAAAGAATCACCAGTGTGGAGCGTAATATCCATACCTCGCTCTCGGAATTGGTTCATACAAGTGTCCCTTATAATTGAAGTAAAAGCGCCATAGTTAATTTGAACACTAAAGCAAGAGTATGTTTCTAATTTTTTCAAAACTTCGCTTAATTTCATCATTGTTATCACCCTTTCGTAATCAATAAAACCACTAAACTTTATAAAATGCAATTAAAAAAGTATTTTTAATCGACTAACTTCTTGCTAACTTCATGATATAAGTCGTATAGATCATGTGAAATATAATCAGCAACGTGACAGAAGAACCACCAGTCTAGGCATGGCATAAACTCTTTCGGTGTATTCTCTTTAAAACTAAGATATTTCTCAACAGCTTCTGATGTATTTAAGCAACCTTCAAAGTCAATTTTTTCAAAATCCCATTTTTCCATAAAGTTCACTCCTTTAGTTATGGTTTAAAGGTGGAATCGGCATACGGCCGACTCCTTAAAAGTTTTCGATTTCATCTAAAGTGTAAAAACCGTGATCCCAAGTTCCTTCGTAACGTTGAAACACTACGTACACATCTTCCTCAATAACGTTTGAAATCCATAAATCATCATTCACCTTATTTAACTTTAATACCTCACCATAATAATTAACTTTCATCATCATCAACTCCCTTTCGCTTTATATTACATTATATGCTCTAACGAAACAGATTATACATAAAACATCACAAAATGTACGGATTATTGTTGACGTTTTCGTTTTTTAGGAGTATTATATTACTGTAAACATCACAAAACGTACGGATTCATGTAAACAATGAAAGGAGAGGTAAGAAATGATTTTAGGTTTAGATATCGGCAATTTAACAACCGTTTGTGTTTCGGAAAATAATGAGGTAGTGTTTGAAAGTCGCCTTAAACCATACCAACAATTAAACAGATTTAGCGGTAATGATGTGTTTGAGATCGACAATCAAAAATTTATTTTTGAGGAAGGATATTTCGAAAATAATTTAATCAAACACGAAAAAGAAAATTTCATCAATCTAGTTTACTACGCCATCGCAAAAACTTGTGATAGCAATTCTATCTTCTTAACTGTCGGTGTTCCTGCTGGGCAATACAATAGTGAACGCGAAAATATCAGACGAACATTGATGCAAAACTCATGTAAAACGGTTAAATTAAACAATAAATTAAGAGCCATTACAATCGAGGATGTATTTGTTGCGCCGGAAGGATATGGAGTTAAAGTTGAAGCCTTAACAAACATCAACAATAACTCTAAGACGCTAGTGATTGATATTGGTGGTGGGACAACAGATGTTGCTGAGTTTGATGAAAAAGGGAAATTTATCGGCGGTAAATCTGTTAAAAAAGGTTTAATTGATCTATACAAAGAAGTGGCTGACACATTAGATAACGAATACCGTTTAAGTGTATCTTTAGAGGATGCGCGAAAATATTTCGATGGAGAGTTATCGGTGAAGAATGATAGCTTTGAAGAAGTTACAGAATATAAGAAAGACGCGTTATTGACTTTAGGGAAGTATTTGCTTAATGAATTACGTGGGATGTATACTAATCTGTCTCAGTACAATATCGTCCTAAGCGGTGGCGGTGCTAAGATACTACATCCGTTATTTTTAAAGGTTTATCCTCAAACTAAAGCTATCACTGACATTAAAGCTAACGCTAAGGGATTTAGAAAGGTTGGAGTGGCGAAATGGCAAAAGAATTAAGAATCACTTTCAAAGAGAGCGAGATGTATCTATACGAATACATCAAACAGAAATCCAGTCCAAGTGCTTTTTTAAAGGATTTGGCTGCTATCGAACAAAGAAGAGAAACTATATATTTAAATAATCAAGTCGCAGCTAACGAACCAGTGATCCAACAAGTAGAGCAAGTTGGAGAGTCTAAAGGCATTGATGATTTAGATATTAGCGACTTGGAATTTAATAACTAAGCACTTGGTATATCCAGGTGCTTTTTTTGCATTTAAAAAGCCTATTTTAACGGTATAAAAACACTTGTTTTAGCTCATCATACCTAAGAGGTGGTTTAATGAATTTAACTAAAGGCCGCTTAATTCAATTCACCGTCGTGGTTGGCTTTATATCTTATTGCGCTACCATGCTAATTGACGGAATCATGAAACTGGAACCATACACGATAGCAACCGCAATTCTGTGCTTTGTATGGCTATCTGTTGTTCATATATATAAAGACGTACTGCTAAGCAGGAATAAAGCGATAGAACACAAGACGCTAAATGAATTAAAATGTATGGATCCGTTTGAGTTTGAAAGATATGTGGCGGATTTATACAGGAGCCTGGGCTATTGGGTTAAGCAAACCAAAAAGACCGGGGATGGCGGAAAAGACATCATCGCCAAAAAAGACGGACAAATTTATTTCATAGAGTGTAAACGATATAACAATCCAATAGGGTTTGGGAAAATGAGAGACTTTATTGGTGCTTGTACACTTGAAGGGAACCACATAAAAGGGATCTATGTGACCACTTCGACCTTTACAAGCGATGCTATAGCTGCTGCAAATAGACGAGGAATTGAATTAATTGACGGAAACAAGTTAATCAGCATGATCAACAGCCATATTTAGAAATTAACACTTAGAAGATCTCTAGGTGTTTTATTATTTTAAGCCCATTCGAAAAAATATTGGTACTAACAAACAACAATCCTCATATAATCTATTGTGTGGCAAATATTGAAACAATATTAATTGAGGATTTGTTTGGTTTTGGTATGCTAACCAACAAAATAGTAGCATTAAACGTTGATAATAAGCGAAACAAGTGAGCGCATTAAGAAATAGAGGGAGGGGGCGAAGGCCACGACCGATATTTCTTGCGATTCCCATTTTTTAAAAAAGTATACAAAAGAAAGGGATGGAAGTTTATGGAAATGTTTTCTACTTTTTTGTGTGTGTGCGGTGTTTTAATTTCGAGCGGCATCCTTCGAAAGTTTTCAGAAAAGCCGGTTGATGAAGACAAACAAAAACTAGATGATTTCTTCAAAACAACTAACTTCTGCAACAAAAAAGAAAACCCAGAATTTGCAAAGGTATCCTGGGTTAAAGATTGCAGTAATTTTAAATTGTTTGGGGTTAATATCCCCATCGGTTGTGATGTTAATGTTTTATTAAGAATGCAATACGCACTAGAAAACTTATTTAAAAATGATGTTGAAATTCTATATAGCAATCAAGATTACCGAATCAAAGTTTACAAAAGAAAGTTAAAAAAAGCTAAAGATTATATATTTGAGGTCGTTGGAACACCTGATACAAAACATTTATATATAACTCCTGGCGTTAACTTAGAGGGACCGATGACATTAAACCTTTCAAACACATTGCCTAATATTTTAGTTGCTGGGACAAGTGGAGCAGGGAAGTCAACCCTAGTCAAAAGCATTTTGTGTCAACTATTAGATAACTACACACCTAAAGAGCTAAACTTAATTTATATGGATAACAAAGGCGGTCTTGAATCGAATTTCTTTAAAAATGTAGGTCATTTAACTTGTCGTACTAAAAACCCTCAACAAACCATAGATGCTTTGTTAAGTTTGAAAACAGAAATGTTCAGAAGAATGGAGTTGTTAGAGAATCAAGAGGTTTCGAATATCGTTAACTATAACAAAAAAGTAGCAGAAAACAAGAAACTGCCCTTTATTTTAGCGGTGATTGATGAATTATTCTCATTTATGACACTCCCTAAAAGCTCTAGGAATGAAGAAGAAATCTACACGCAAAGCGTTGCATATTCAACGATGGGGGAAATAGCTTCAATGTGTAGAGCGGTCGGGATCCATTTGATGTTTTGTACACAAAGACCGACTAATGATGTAATACCGACATTCATCACTTGTAATTGCGGTTTAAGAATTGGATTGAAAACATCAACCGAGCAGGAAAGTCGCAACATCATTGAACAAAATGGACTAGAATTGATTGATTCAGATTCAATCGGTTCAGGAATTATAAAAGCAGGGGAAACAACCAAATTCCAAAGCTTTTATTTAACAGATGATATAGTTTCAAATATTTGCAAAAAACATTATGGCGCAACTAAAAAGGCATTTAAAACTGCTGTTTTAAACGAAGAAACAAAAACAAATAACATAGATTGGCGCAATATCATGAGGGGGATGTAAATTATGGGAAGAATGTATATTTGTACAGAATGCGGTCAAGATGTTTATAGCGTTTGTTCATATGATTTCGGAAGTGGACATTTTTGTGAATCGTGCTATGAAAAACTAAATTTACAGGAATTATTAATAAGCACTGAAAACTTCTGTTCACAATTTGATTTTTGCGATCCAGGAGATAATATAGATTTATATTGGGAACAGCTAGAAACACAGGATAAAATCTATGATAGCTGCTACCAAATGTTAAAAATCACCCAATTAAAATAGGAGATGATTGCGTTGGCGAATCGTAAACATTTAACATCAAGGGATATTAAGTTGATTAATTTCTTAGAAGAAAATAACTTAATTATCACATCAGAGTTAGCAGCTAAATACTTTTATAGAAGTCCGACAGATAATCATAAATCAGCTTTAACGGTTGCACAAAGACGTTTAAATATATGTTGCGAGTTAGGGCAATTAAAACGTTACAGAGACCATATTGACCAATGTTATGTTTACTATGTTGGGAGACGACCTTCAAAAATAGAACATAGACTTATGATTACCGAATTCTTAATAAATATGCACAGAAAATATGAAATTGTTAAATTCAAGGTAGAGTTTAAAGATTTAGAAAGCCGGTATTCAATAAGACCTGATGTTTTCATTGTTTTTAAATTTGCAACCAAGCTCGTATCTGCTCTAGTGGAGTGTGAAAACACCAAAACATATTCAAACGAAGATAAATATAAAACGATATATACCGACTATGCACGCAAAAAATTACTTCATATTCTTCCGTATCCGTTGTGGTTAATCTGTGTTAGCAAACAAGAGCCTGAAACGACATTGAAGCCTCTGTGGATCAAAAGCGACTACTCTAATTTTTCGGTTTTAGAACAGCAGTTACTTCGTGAATATGTTGCACGTCAAAAAGTTAATTCAAAAGGGTGAGTCTATTAAAGACCATCCTTTTTTGTTGTAAAAACAATGGTTATTTCGTGGTCTTTTAAAAACGTGTTTTTAAATTACTTTTCACCAAAGATACCCGAGAATGAATAATTCACTGAATATGTTAGATAATAAAAAAGGGGTATCTATACTAAGATAACCCTTTTTTATTTTTTATTGTAAAATACGACATTATTTGATATCATTCAATTAGTAAATAAAAAGACTCCCACAAAGTTTGGTCGCCGAGTGGAAGTCTAAACACTGTATTAATTAATTACAAACGTAATTAACAACTTTTTATCAAGTTCGTTTGTAATTATAATATCATTTTAACCAGTTTGCAAGACTTTTATTCTATTTGGTTGAAATTTTGTGTGGAGTCCTTTTGTTTGCTACTAAATAACAGCACCAGGAGGACTTTTTATTATGAAATTATCAATCTTAGACTACAACCAAAAAATAGCAGTATCATTCGGATTGGATATGAACGATTTAATTTTGATACGATGGTTCATCGATTACAGAAATACCGATGAAATGAACGAAGTTATATTTGATGGCAAAGCGTACTATTGGGTAAACTACAAGAAAGTAATCGAAGATTTACCAATACTAAAAATAAAAAGCAAAGATGTATTGCGTAGAAGGTTCAAAAAATTATGCGATTGCAAAATTTTAGAATTTCGCCTCGAAAAAAATACAAAAGGGACATTTACTTACTACCGAACTGGACCAGCATACATAACATTAGTTTACGATATGACAAATCCTAAACACCATGAAAACTAAAATTCTGTGGATAAGCTCGGAAAATCTGTGGATAACTCCACCCGACTCAGAAGTAGACCCCCCCTACACCCGACTAAAAAGTAGGACGGTTTTGCTTGCACCCGACTCAGAAGTAGGGAGGGTCCTACCTCGAAGTAGACCCCCCTCCTACTTTAAAGTAGACCCAAAAATATATATTGTAGTTAAATAAATAAGCTGTTAAATATAATATATATTATTAACTATACGCGCGCGTGCGCGAGAAATTTAAAATCTAAGTTTTAAAAAACTGTAATTAAATTGAATTGTCATTTTTTGTTATATATTGTATAATTTTGTCAATCGTACTAAAGTTCAGAAAAACAGAACATATGTTTGTTTTTTTGTGGTAAATACTGTACGATTAAGGGAAAAACAACTATAAAGGGATGAGTTTTGATGTTAGAAAGAATAATTGAAATTATCCGTCGGATCGAGGATGAATCAAAATTAAAAACTATTTACTACTTTATTTTGGGGGTAAAAAAAAAGGCTGAGGAATAATTCTCAGCCTTTTTTATTTTGTCATTTGTTCAACTAAACCTTCGATAACCTTCCAACCGTCATCATCTAAACTTAACATAGCTTTAATGATTTTCGCTCTTGTTGTTGATTCATCGTTATTAGCAACGAACATCCCCATCAAGTATGCCAATTCATCCAACTCCGGTTCCGGCTTATACATCTCTCCTGTCCCGAACCTCAACCATTCCTCGTTAACATTGTATTTTTCGCAAATATCTTTTACTGATCTATCGGGGATAGTGACCGTACCCGATTCATAATAACTTAACTGACTTCTTGAAATATTTATTTTATCAGCAAAGGCTTGTTGAGTTCGTTGCTCCTTATTGGGTTGGCTTTTTCTAATCTTTCTAATTCTTGTGTGCATCAAAACCACTCCTTCGATATATATAATACAACATTATATGTGGGTTAGCCACAAAATATTCAAAAAAAATCATAAAAAATGTGGACATACCACAAAATATGGTGTAACATTCTATTTGTCGGTGGGAAAACCACAAAACAGACAAAAAAACAGGGGTGAAGAGATGACAATTGAAGAAAAGGCTCAAATAGTGTCGAAGATATTCGCAGCGCTGGATATTGTTCCGCAAGAACAAAAGGATCAACTAACGGGAATTATTATCGGCTATTCGATGGCGAGTCAATTTAAAGAATCTAAGGGGGCTTAGAAATGAGTTGGATGGATTTATCACTTGTGGCTTATGAAAGTAACCATGAGTCAATAACAGGGTTTAAAATCTATCGTCAACATCAACAAGTGGGGACGATTGAAAAACGAAATGGCGAATGGATCGCAGCATTTATGACAGGATTTAAGGTTGTAACGTTTCAGCATGAATCATTTGAGTTTTGTATTAACAAATTATCGAAATTGATTTAGGGGGATTTAAAATGGGAGGTTTAACGATACTAGCACTGTTAATTTTGTTTGTTGCATTTCACAGAGCATTTGAGGTGGCGTTTGTGTTGCTTTGCAGAATGTTACCAAAACGTCAACGAGTTATGTTTTACAACTGGTTATGTGCAAATGTCTTTATCGACGAGGGGGAAGGATTATGCAAGTAAAAGATTTACCGATGATCGGATACATTGAAAAGACAATCAATGATGTAGTTGCAGACGAAATTGAAAAGGGATTGTTGAGCGAAGAATCACCAAAAGTTATTAAATTACCTATCGATGAACTGCTAGGAGACACGATAATCGCATTTTTAGACGTTATAAGCCTTTCTAGTTACATTCTTGAAAAAGATGTCGAGGGAGAGTTTTTGACGCTTTATATCGACGAAAAACGATGTTTAAACGAATATCAGAAGCAACTAACAGAATGGGAGTCCGAAAGAAGTGAATTAGTAAATCGATATTTTAACGATAAAGGGGTGTATTGATGCAAAAAAGAGATTTTAAAGGGGTTTGGATTCCTAAAGAAATTTGGTTGAGCACGGATTTGAAAGTAATGGAAAAGCTAATCCTGGTTGAAATCGACAGTTTAGATAATGAAGATGGTTGTTTTGCTAGCAATGAACACTTCTCTAAATTCTTCTCTCTATCTAAGAATCGTTGCTCAGAGATTATCAAATCTTTGGAGAAAAAAGGATATATCAAAATAGACTACATTTATCAAGAAGGCAGCAAAGCTATTTCAAGAAGGGTTATTAGATGTGTTCGAAATATCGACGGAGGTATTCGAAATATCGACAACCCTATTCGGAAAACCGAAGAGGGGTATTCGGAAAATCGTGAAGATAATAATACATCTTTTAATAATACATTTAGTAATACAAGTAATAAAAAAGATATTGTCGAGCAGAGCTCAACGACACCTCTTCCATACGAAGAAATCGTTCAATATCTAAATCAAAAAACAAACAAAAACTTCAAACATACATCTAAAGTCACTCAACGTCATATTAGAGCAAGACTCGCAGAAGGATTTACAGTAAGTGATTTTAAGCAAGTGATTGATAACAAATGTAACGACTGGCTACGAGATCAGAAGATGAAAGAATACCTAAGACCGGAAACTTTATTCGGGACAAAGTTTGAAAGCTACTTAAATTCAAAAACAACAACGACTAAACAAACAGGACCTTATATTGATTCGTGTGGGTTAAGAGTTTTATAGGAGGAAAAAATGAAAAGTTTATCTCAACTAGCTTTAAAACTATCTAAAGAAATCGATTGGGATTCTAAACTTACAGATAATTATGACGCAGGAGAAAAGACAATCGCTCAGCAATTAGTTGAGTTGGATAACCAACGTAAAGGCAATTTAAAAGACTTCGATTGTGATCTATGCCTAAATAGAGGTTTTATAACTTACTATGACAAAGATAACGACACATCATATATCGATGATTGTGAGTGCATGAAAGTCCGTAAATCAAAGAAAAATGCCGAAGAAAGCGGCATGAAAGAATTATTAAGCCATAAATTGCGGTTTTTTGACGCTGTAGAGCCGTTTCAAATCGAGATGAAGGAAAAGGCTAAGGACTACATTTTGAACGCTCAGAAGTCAAAAGAATGGTTTTTAGCGCTAGGTCAGAGCGGATGCGGTAAGACGCATATCTGTTCTTCCATCTGTAATGAACGAATGACGCACTATGACGAAGATAAAAAAAGATATGTTCAAGTTAAATACATGATTTGGAATGACTTCGTAGATAAGTTGAAACAAATGAGTTTTGATTCAGATCGTGATAATTACTTCAACGACTATTCAAAAGCAGAAGTTTTATACATCGATGACTTCCTAAAAGGGAAATTCACGGATGCAGACTTAAATTATGCTTTCAGATTAATCAATTATCGTTACAACAATGATTTAGTGACTATCATATCATCTGAATTGTTAATCAGTGAGTTGCGACAAATCGATGAAGCGATAGCTGGACGTATGAAACAAAAAGCGACCAATCGCTTTATGGTGCAAATCGGTCGCAATGAAGAGAGAAATTATAGATTTAAAGATGAGGTGGTTTTATGACGAACGGGGAAACGGCTTTATTCAAAATTGGTATTCATCCAAGCGGAGTAATGGCTAAACGTGTGGTCGGGTTTATCGATTTTTGGACTTCAAGTGATTTAGAGTTTGATGCAGCGTTCTTACGCTACTGTCGAAAAAATGAAATCGAGTTAAAAACATTGATCGTTGACATTATTGCGATAAAACAAAAAGCCATCAGCAATAATGAGATGCTGCAACATCTCTTTAAGCAGATGACTTACGTTGAATTTATTACGGTACTTGCTCATATGGGCGTTAACTAAGGCGCTGCAACGCTTTAGTTAAACAATAACGTAAATATTTTACACGTTTATTATACGCAAGTCGAGAGTTAAATATTCATAAAAACAAAAATTAGGAGAAAAAACAATGAAGAACGTGGTTAAACAAATCTTGTTGGATTTAGGCGTGAACCCGGCTAATAAAGGTTTTAACGAATTGGCAAAAGCGATTTTAATGGTCGTTGATAAGGGTGAGTCTATGATGATGAAAGAAATTTATCAATCGATTTATCCGGAAGGTGAAGTTAAATATTGCAGCTTTGATCGAAACTGTCGATGGGCGATAGAGAACACTTATTTGGCTGATACTGATATGTATAAACATCTATTTGGGCAAACAGAAAAATGCCCTAGTCTTAAATTTTTCATTCATGCGGTTGCGACAGAAATTCAAATAGATTTCGGAGGGGATAAATAATGAGCAAACCAACATTAAGCCAAGTTGTAGAGTTGAATAAAATGCGTGATGAGTTTCTATATGTTTGGAAAGATGGCAAATGCTACTGCATCGAGAATGACTACGTTGTAAAAAATTTCGGTGATGTTGAGATTTATGATTTAACGGTTCATCTAATGGGGACGCAGAAAAAAGACGGGAAAGTGTTTGTTCCTAAATTTGAAGTGATTTTATAGGAGGGTAAAGGTATGAAAGCAGAAGAGAGGTTTAGATTGTTACAGTTGGCTATAGAACAAAATTGGGAAGTTGATGTAAAAAACGGCGAGGTTTACTCAAGGTGCAGAAAATTTAAAGGTAAAAAACTTCCTGGGAGTTTGGTAGGAGGGTACATTCAGATTGGCACAAGGGTTGTGGATGGTGACGAAAAGAAGAGGGTTACGTTTTATAAGCATCAAATAATAGCTTGCGCTGCCGGACATTATTTGGTTAATAAAGATGTTAATCACATCAACGGGAACAAGCTAGATAACAGAATTGAAAATTTAGAAGTGACTTCGCATAAAGAAAATATGCGACACGCGTATAGAGATTTAATCAGAAAAAAAGACGGATGTATTCGTGCGATTCCGTCTTTAGATGAAAAGATGTTTTCGGAAATCAAAGAGCACTTAAGTTTTATAGATGCGTATTTAGTGCGAGGCGAAGAACTTTTGGCTCAAAAATACGGGTTGACGGTGAATGACATCAAAAGAATCAGAAGAGCTATTTAAAAATAAACAGGAGGTAGAGAGAATGAACAATATTTACAGTAAAATGCAAAAAGCACGTTGTGAGTTTCAAGAAAAACCGTTGAAGAAATCGGGACATAACAAATTCGCTGGTTATCATTATTTCGAATTAGGTGATTTCTTGCCAACGATCAACAGTTTATTAGAGAAATATAATCTTTGTAGCAACATCAGTTTTGATAACGATATGGCAACATTAACAATCGTAAATGCTGAGAACACGGATGAGAAATTAGTTTTTACGTCTCCAATGAGCAATGCAAATCTTAAGGGGTGCCATGACGTGCAGAACTTGGGAGCGGTACAAACTTATTTACGACGTTATTTATGGGTTAATGCTTTTGAGATTGTAGAGTCTGATGGATTAGACGCAACGACCGGAAAAGATGATAAACCAAGCAAGACGAAAGCCAATGTCAACGCCGCTAAGATCATGAAATTAATCGAAACAAAATACGTTAATGAAGTTGCAGTGCAACAACACGTCAAAACTGCTTACGGCGTGGACGCTTACGACAAGTTGAGCGATAAACAAGCTAAAGAATTGATTGAAATGTTGAGCCAAAAGCCTGATAAAAATGCTTAAAGCTATATTTTGGGATTATCAAGAGGATTCAAGAGGGGCGTGGCTTAAATGCCACATCCCTAATGAGTTAATTGACGAGAGGTTTTTAGCGGATGTTATGTACGGGGAAATTAGAGTTGACGACGGTAGAAGGATATCGAGCGATCAACGTAAGAAGATTTATGCGTTGATTAAAGATATTGCGGATTATACAGGGCATCATCCGGAGTATCTCAAAGAGCATATGAAATACGACTTTATGGTGAAAGAAGATAGAGAGTATTTTAGTTTATCAAATATAGATATGACGACCGCGAGATATTTTATAGAACATTTGTTAGAGTTTTGTTTTGAGTGGGATATCCCGTTAAACGCAAATACAGTCGTTTTAGCGCGAGAAATAAACAATTACCTATATTTATGTCTAGTCCACCGTAAATGCGCTGTATGTGGCAAAAAACACGCTCATATTCATCATGTCGATGCGGTTGGAAGTGGTAGAAATCGAAATGAAGTGGATCATACAAAATTAAGGCTAATCGCATTGTGTGCCGAACATCACCAGGAAACGCACACGATAGGTTGGCAGACATTTAACGCTAAATATAAAATCGAAGGTATCAAGGTTAATGAAAAAACAATAAGAAAGCTGGGGATTTAATGGTATTTCGTAAGTGTAAAGATTGCACTGAGAGACGTTTTAATTGCCATAGTTATTGCGAACCTTACTTAGCATACAGGGAAAAGATGAAGAAAGTTTATGAACTTAGAAGATTGAATTTTGATGCAGATATAGGTCCGGAGATTTATTTAAAAACTAGGGATAGGAGATGCGAGCGGAGATGAATAATTTAATTTATGTGAAGTATGACACTGACCATTTCACGCGAATAAGCCAAGAGGGGGAACTCTATGCGCTGAATAGGGATCAGTTAGAGTTGATAACAAGTATTTTAGAAGATAAGAACATCCCATACTATACATCTAAAGTTGAATTTTGCACAAAGATCAAATGGGATAAAAATGCGGACAAACCCCTAGAGGAGTATGAGGGACTAATAATTAGAAACCGAAAAAAAAGCCAAGAAGATATCATAATGGATATCAAGAACGACAACCAAAAAGGGACAATCGATAACTTCTTAAGGACTAACGGGATTACGCTTGATCCATTTTGTAAATTATTCGGTGTTAGAAGTAATACTTACAACCTTTGGAAAGAAAAGAAAAAAATTCCGGCTTGGTTCAAGGAAATAGCTATCGATTTAGGGTTTGATGTTAGTGAATTTGATGTGTTCAATAAGGCTAGAACAGACGCGAGTAAAGTTCATCCTAAAATTTTAGAACTGGTGGTGGGGAAAGATGAGAGAGTTTAAAATCCCTGGCAAGGCGCAAGCCAAACAAAGACCTAGAATGGGTAGATCAGGCATTGTATACACGCCAAAAGAAACGTTGGTTTACGAGAATTACGTTAAAATGTGTTATTCAGATTACGCCAATCAGTTTAAGTGGTTGCCTTATGAAAATCAAGTCAGAGCCGAAATTGAAGTGTTAGTCGCGGTTCCTAAGTCTGATAGCAAGACGAAGAAAAAAGCTAAGATCGAAGGAATGATAAGACCGACGGTTAAGCCGGATTGTGATAATTTAGCAAAGTCCATTTTAGATTCATTGAATGGGTTAGCTTATCATGATGACAAGCAAGTGGTTGAATTGAGTATAAAAAAATATTATGCAGAAAATGCAGAAGTGAGAGTCAGATTAACGGAGGTATAAAAATGAACAATGTAACATTAATCGGGAATATCAGTACAGATTTAGAGTTAAAACAAACAACGGGCGGTAAAGCGGTGTGCCAATTTAATTTAGCGGTCAATGGATACGGGGATAAAACGGACTTTATTCCGGTGCAAGTTTGGAATAAACAAGCTGAAAACCTAGTTAAGTTCCAACAAAAGGGTAGCAAAATTGGCGTTGTCGGGCGCATCTCGGTTGAAAATTACGAAGTTGATGGGCAAAAAAGAACTTTCACTAAGGTTGTAGCGCATGAAGTTGAGTTTTTAGGTTCAAAGCAACAGGAGCGAACGGTTGCAGAAGTGCGTTATGAGAAAAAACAACAAGATCCAGGGAGTTACTGGATGAATGGCGGAGATTTTAGTTCAAATATTAACATTAGTGACGAAATGTTACCATTTTAATTGATTAAAGGGAGAGAACGAAGATGAAGCGAGGGTTTGAAGTATTTAAAGATGGTGTCAACTTAAGAGAGCGCAAAGTTAAACGTGGTTATTTACGACAAGAGGAAATGAACCAAGTCATTATGTTAGCGTCTGTTCATCAATTATTGATGGGGATTCGCTCCCTACATGGGGTTGGCGATAAAGAACCGGCGTGGCTTAAATTTGAAAAGAGCGGAATTATCACAAAAGAGCAAATCAAGTATTTAAAAATGGCGACGACATACCAACGCAAGTTTCTAGATAGCTTTATCGAGGAAAATCTAGATCGCAAAACAAAGGAAGTTATAGCCAAACGCATCGCAAAATGGGAATTACGCGTCGCGGATGATTATCAAATCAAAAAATTAGAGAAGATGCTATCGAAATGCGGTGAGCGTACATTGACGCTAGGCGAGTTTCATTCACTAATCGATGGTAAGTTATACGCTGAGTGTAAAGGTTGTACTAAAAACCGTAATGAATGTAAGTTGCGAGATTTTTACGAAGCTAATTTTGTGCCACCGGTTGATGATTTAGGGAAGATTGAAAGTGGCGAAGTGGCTTGTAATTGTGAATATAGCTATTAAAGGGGGATAAGTCGATGACGGTTGAGGAATATTTGAAAAAACACAATATGAAGCAAAGAGAGTTATCGAGACTTTCGGGGGTATCGCCAAACGCTATTTCTAAATTAGCTAAGGGCGAAGGTAGATTCGGTGTCCAAACGGCTAACAAGTTAGCTAAATTAGGAATTTCAATTCCTAAAGAAATGGTGTTAACGCCATCTGAAAAAGGGAAAATGGGCGGAGAAAAAGCAAAACTTCTCAGAGAATCAAAAGAACTTGAAGCGGAGATCGCGGCAACTAAGCAAAAAGTGAAATTAAAAAGATTCCAAGTTGTCGCTATGAAAAAATTCGGCAATACGATTGTGTCAAAGAAATTTAAAGCTGACGGAATTATTGATGAGTTTGCTAGGTTAGGGATGAAAGTTGAACTTAAAGATTTCAAAGACAAAACTTACTACGGTTGGAATACGCACTACATCGTTCAATTAGTAGATTAGAATAGTTATTTTAAGGAGGAAGAAAAAATGAAAAATACATTAGGAGATTTGAACAATCATTTGTTTGCGCAACTTGAAAGATTGAGTGATGAGGATATCAAAGGCGAAGAACTATTAGAAGAAATTTCAAGAGCGAAAGCTGTGACTTCAATCGCTCAGCAAATCATCGCTAATGGTTCATTAGTGCTAGAGTCTAAGAAAATGATGGATGACAGACTAGATGCAAACACTAAATTACCTAAAATGTTGGAGGGATAAAAATGGGGCGACCGTTAGGGGTTAAAAATAAAGGACCGCAACATATTTGGAGCGACGAAGAAAAGCAATATTTAGCAGAGATCACGCCAGGTAGACACTATCACGAGATTTTGGAACTGATGACCGCTAAATTTTGCTATGACTATACGATTAAACAAATATCTGGAGCAATTAAGCGCTACGGCCTTAAAACTGGATTTACTGGACGGTTCGAAAAAGGTCGTGCAACATGGAACAAAGGTACGAAAGGGTTAACGAAAGCTAATGTAACCTCATTTAAAAAAGGGCAAAAACCTCATAATTACAAACCTTTAGGTTCGGAGCGAATAACGAAGGATGGATATTGTGAAATCAAAGTTAGTGATACGGGTAGACGTTGGAAGTCAAAACATTTAGTTGTTTATGAGAAACATCGTGGGAAGGTGCCGAGAGGTTCTGTCGTCATCTTCCTCGATGGAGATAAAAGAAATTTTGATATAGACAACTTACACCTTGTTACTAGAAATCAATTAGCGATGTTAAATAAAAACAGTCTTATCCAAAAGGACGCTGAGTTGACTAAAACCGCAATTAATGTGGTGGATTTGATGAAGAAGATTTCGACAATAGAAAAGAAAGACAAATAACTCTTAAAGGGGGGGACGGATGTGGCAATAAACGCGATTGAGGCTTTACGAACTTACAAATGTAAAAAAGAACAATTAGCAATGATTGAGTCACAATTGGAGTATTTGGAAAACCCTAAAATTAAAGCTAAGGTGATTACGGACGATATTCCAGGACCGCGAATGAGTTTAGAAGAGCAATACGAAAGATTGATGCTAAAGAAAGATCGTTTAAGAGTGAAATGGTTGGCGGTTAGGTTAGAGGTAGCAGCAATCGAAAGGGCCTTATCGTTAATGCAGCAATATATGCCGGCTGAAACTAATGCTTTGAGAATGCGATATTTAGAATTGAAAAGTGTTGAGTTTGTCGCAGAAGAGTTGGGATTTTGCGATCGCGAGATTAAACGTAAAGTAAAAAAAGGTCGCGAAGAATTAGAAAGATTATTGAATGAAGTCTTTGAATAGGAGGAATGAAAATGAACAAATTAATGAAATTATCGATGGTGGCTGCCCTAACTTTAGGGTTAGTCGCTTGTGCTAAAGCAGAAGAAACAGAAGAAAAAGGAATTAAAGTCGGAATGGCGACAGATTCGGGGACAATCGATGATAAATCGTTCAATCAAGGAACTTGGGAAGGTGTGTTGGAGTACAAAGAAGATAATCCAAGTGCAGAGGTTCAGTATCTAATGCCAACAGGTGAGACGACACAGGATTATTTAGAAGCGATTGATAATTTAGCGATGACTGGTGTAGAAGTGATGGTATTACCAGGATTTAAGTTTGAAGAAGCGTTAGGAGTAGCGCAAGATAAGCATCCGGACATCAAGTTTGTTGCGATTGATGCAGAACCACTTGTAGGGACGGACGCCGAGGGAAATCCGGTGTATGAAGTGGCAGATAATACAGTTTCAATTTTCTTTGCAGAGCAACAAGCGTCATTTTTAGCCGGAATTGCGACAGCATTAGAAACTAAAACGAATAAGGTTGCCTTCTTAGGTGGGATGGAAGTCCCAGCGGTACAAAAGCTAGGTTGGGGATTCGTTGCTGGGATCGCGTATGCTAACAATTGTTTAGGGACAAATGTAGAAGTGACAGATTATATTTATCAAGGGACTTTCACTGATTTAGACGCAGGAAAAGCGATCGCTGCCGGAATGTATGATAAAGGTGTTGATGTTGTGTTTGCGGCTGCTGGTGGTGTCGGTGTTGGCGCAATTAACGAAGCTAAGACAAGAGCCGAAGATGGAAATGAAGTCTTTATTGTTGGTGTCGATGTAGACCAATACGACGAAGGATTATTGACTAACGGGAACTCAGTTATATTAACTAGCGCTATGAAATATCTAGGACAAGCGGCATACGAACAAATTAACGCCTATGCTAATGGTGAATTTGAGGGTGGACGTACGATTTTAATGGACGTTAATGCGAATGGTGTTGGGCTTCCGAGGGTTAATCCTAACTTATCAGATGAAACGATTAAGCAAGTAAATGAAGCTGCAAAGATGATTAGAGAAGGAGAAATTGAAGTTCCTAAAACAAAAGACGGTTTAATCTCGTTTTTAGAAGCGATGGATTGCGATTTCGGGAATTTAGGTTACTAAAAAACTAATTTTAAAGGGATATGAAAAGAATGTTTAAAGCGTTAAAGATGATGTTATTATGTGCTTTTCTATGTTTTATAATGCCATTTGTAAAACTATACGATATGTATGCAGAATACAAAAAGTTTTTCCGTTAAAATTGATGTTTGAAAGGGTGGGATGATGGATAAGGTTTCAAAAGTATTTATGAATTATGGGATAGATGAGGCGTATAAAGCGCCTTCTATTCTCATGAATATCTTATTTGATAAAGAGTTACGAGAGAAGTTATTCAAAGATTTGTTAATCGCTCATGATTATGATTTGTCATATGATTGGTTCTTTGAGTATTTCCAGGATGAACACGCAGATAGAAAAAAGAAAAAGCAAGACTTCACTCCTAAAAGTGTAGCGGAATTATTATCTCGTATTGCACTAACTGGTGAAGGCGACACTGGGAATTACTATGAGTGTTGTGCAGGTACAGGCTCAATTATGATTACTCATTGGGATAATCATCGTAGAGAATATTCTCCATTTACGTATAAACCATCACAGCATTTCGCTCATTTAGAAGAGTTAAGTGATAGAACGGTGCCTTTTTTGTTACTGAATATGATGGTAAGGGGGATGAATGGTGTAGTTGTTCATGGTGACACATTACGGAGAACGTGCAAATCGGCTTATCTAGTTTGTAATACAGAAGATGACCATATGGATTATAGTGGGATATCGGTATTTCCGCATACAGAGGAAGTTGAGAAGTTGCTTAATGTGAAGTTTATCGGTGAGCAGGCGCTAGAACATAAAGAGTTGATGTCGATTGAGAAAGTAGACGAATTATTGAGAGGGTGCAAATATGAGTCGTAAAAGTTCCATGATGGGATCAAGTAAGTACGAGTTTGGTCCGAGTAGCTTAGATGAGGATGTAAAGTGCAAAGAAGAGGCTTTTAAAGGTCTATACGCTGAAATAAAGCAATTAATCATAGATAACTCAATTATTTATCAGAAATATTATGGTGGAACGATTGAGGGATTTTATGAAGAAGTAGCGAGAGAGTTTATTAAAGAATTGAGAGGCTATTAAGATGAAGAGCGATTTGAAAAAGATAGGTTTAAAGATAATTGATGGATTCAAATCGATATTTATTAGCTTTTTTACTGAAATCAGAGAAATAATTCGGTTTATGGCAAATTGATTAGTTGAAATCAGAATTTTAAGAGGGGACATGAATAATGTCCCTTTTTTGTCACTTTTGTCGATGAAATATATGGTATTATATTAATGGGTCCGATATGACGACGGACGTGGTTGTTATTTAAGTATGGCATCGAATAATCTCAAACCTTTATCTGTGTGACATAACTCAAGAGTTGGGTTATCTCCATTGTGTCTATGAGCGAGGGTGTGACGAACCCTCATATGCCGTTAAGAGTAATAGTCGGTGCAACTCCGGCAAACGGCTAACATACTACTATAAGTTCTTGATTATCAACGCGGTCTGTAGTAAACGAAGCATTAATTTCCTCAAACAATTCATATTATCCAAGAGGGCGGCTATTAACCGCCCCAATATGCTCGACCAGGTTGGCGTTATTCCCTAAGCGGTAGGTTCGAGTCCTACTAGAGCAGAGTGAGCAGAACATAACATAATAATCTCCTTGTGAGTAATAAATTTAACTTTACTTTATCTTTAAGTCTCTCAAATGCCATGCTACGGTGTGGCAATATGCAAGTGTAGCTTATGTTAGTAAAGCAGAGGGTGAAGTTGGTGCAAATCCAACCACTTGCTAGTCTCCTTACATTCGTATTTAGTGTGTTTATGTAAAGTTGGTTTAATTCATAGTTGAATGATTCCTTTTCTAATTATTTTTTAATTTTATTTTCTACTTTTTTCTTTCTTTCAGTCATTCCCTTTTGGAATGGCTTTTTATTATGTAACAAGGTGGTGACAGTCATGGCGAAGTCTAAATACGAGACTCATGTTAAAGATAAGTTAATATTAGTTGAAGGTTGGGCGCGTGATGGCTTAACCGAAGAACAGATAGCGCATAACTTAGGAATTTCATATTCAACGCTTAAAGAGTACAAAAACAAACATTCGGCTTTAATGACTGCCCTAAAAAGAGGAAAAGAAGTGGTGGATTACGAAGTCGAAAATGCACTTTATAAAGCAGCAATCAACGGTAACGTGACCGCTATGATTTTTTGGTTAAAGAATCGCAAACCTCATGGTTGGAAAGATCGTAAGGAAGCACAAGAGATTGAGTTACAAGCTAAAGAACTTGAACTTAAGGCGAAGAAGTTTGATTTAGAAAAACAGAAGTTAGATCAAGGCATCAGAGATGATGTGGCGATTAACATAAATATTGTCGGTGATGACAATGCAACTTAACATCCACGCAAGAACATTCAGCGCTAAATTTCTTCCATTGTTGAATGATTATTCTCATCGTTGGGAGATTTACAAAGGAAGTGCCGGAAGTGGTAAAAGTCATTTCATCACTCAAAAGATTATTATTAAAGCGTTAAGAGAAAAGCGCCGAGTTATGATTTGTCGTAGATACGGAACAACGATGCGTAACTCGGTTTTTAAATTATTTAAAGACGTGATAGAGTCATTTAAAATCACTCATTTAACGCGTATCAAAGAAAGTGACATGAGCATCACACTTCCAAACGGTAGTGAGATTATCTTTGTTGGGTTAGATAACGAAGAAAAGTTGCTTTCTATTGCTGGGATTACAGATATCTTTATCGAAGAGGTCTATGAAGTCCCAAAAGAAATCGTGGACCAGCTAAATCTTCGTATGCGCGGGAAAGCGCCTAATCAACAGATTTACATGGCATTTAACCCGATTAGCGCTAAACATTGGTTATATGACTTTTGCGAGGGTTCTACAAGACCGGAAAGTTCGATTTATTCGCAATCTACATTCAGAGATAATCCCTTTTTGCCGGATGAATATGTTAAGGCTTTAGAGGATATGTACCGCACGAATCCTAATAAGGCTAGAGTGTTCTGTGATGGTAACTGGGGAGCGGATGTTGAAGGTCTTGTGTATAAAAATCACGTTTTAAGCGACTTTGATATCAATGAATTGATTAAGCAAGGTTTAGAAGTCAGAGTGGGCATTGACTGGGGATTTGTTGATCCTACAACGGTCGTTGTCAGTCTGTTTGATAAACCCAAAAAGGAAATTTATATCATTGGTGAGTATTATAAGCGCGGTGCTACCTTAGAAGAAATCAAGGATGGCATCATTCAGTTAGGCATCAGTAAACAAAAAATGTATTGTGATGGCGCTGAACCGGACAAAGTGGATTATCTAAGAAGAAACGGATTTAATGCAGTTAGTGCCAAAAAGGGCGCTGGAAGTGTTAAAGCCGGTATTTCCTTCTTACAGGATATGAAGATTATTTGCCATGAATCGTGCGTCAATGTTGCTGCCGAACTAGAGAATTATGTGTATCTCAAAGACAAAAAGACCGGTCAGTACATAGAAGATAGCTACGATCATGACTTTTCTCATACGATGGATGCCCTTAGGTACTCATACAGTGATTTATACAGTGCAGCACGATTAACATCAGCTAAATTAATGCTAGGTATTTAAAATTTAGGTTTTAATAGGTATCAAATCAACACTCTAGGCATATGATGTATTGAATATGTTACGGGGGTGTTGATATGGCTTATAAAAACGTAAATACACGCAAGACAAGACGCGTGATGAGTGCTGATTGCGATGATTTAAAAGGTGTTAATCAAGATAACTTGGATTTGATTGAGGATTATCTCAGCTACATGAAAGGTACAGGAAAAGCCGATACCACATTGACGGTGTATCGGAGCAATTTGAATATTTTCTTTGTGTGGTGTAAAAACCATTGTAAGAACAAAGATTTTTCAGAAGTTAAAAAGAATGATTATCTAAAATTTCAGACGTATATGGTGTCAGAGAATTTATCGCCTGCTCGTATTCGGAATGTAAGAGCGACCTTATCCAGCTTAAGCAACTATATCGAAACAATGTTAGATGAAGAAGAAAAGTGGGCAAACTTTCGCAATATCATCTTGAAAATCGAAGCGCCTAAGATGGCTAAGGTACGCGACAACACGATATTATCAGATGAGCAGTGTCAAAATTTCTTAGATTTACTGGTAGAACAAAAAAAATATCAAAAGGCTTGTGCTTTTGCGTTGGCTTGGGCATCCGGCAGACGTAAAAGCGAGTTAGTGAGAATCAAACACACTCATATTAAAGATGAAAATATCCGCATGGATATGTTCTACAAGACGCATGAGAAAGTTCGCACTAAAGGACAAGGAAGAAATGGTAAGATGATCTACATCTATGTATTAATCAATAAATTCAAACCTTATTTTGATTTATGGATGGAAGAACGTCGTCGTTTAGGTGTTCCGGATGAAATTGAAGAATTATTCGTATATAAAGATAAACAAGGCAACTGGCAACCGATGAAAGCTCAAACGTTATCAACGTGGGCATTATCGTTTGGTAAGGCGCTAAATGTTAGTTTCTATTTTCACTGTTTAAGACATAATTTCACGACTGAATTAGGTCGCTTAGGCTTTCCAGCTGAATTAGTTCGTCAGATTGTCGGTTGGGAATCGGTTGAAATGGTGTCGGTCTATGATGATAGAGACGTTGATGATTTGCTAGAAGATTTTATGAATAAATTAAAGGTCGCTATTTAGGCGGCTTTTTTTGTTGTTCTTAAAGTCGATTAAAATTCGAGTTTTAGGAGGTGGGCAAATGACAGTTATTACAACAAACTCAGAGTATATTACGTTAGAAGAAGCGTTAGAACTTATTACAGAGCATCGCTATAAAACAAAAGGGCGTTATCAGAAGTTAGAAAACTACTTCATCGGGAAGCACGATATTTTAAATCGAGTGATGGAAGATAGTTCGAAACCTAATAACAAAGTAGTCACAAACCTTCCTAATCATGCGGTCGGGATTCGTGTGGGTTACTTTAGTGGTGAACCTTTAACCATTACAAGCGAGAATGACGCAGAAACGCAAGTTCTTAACGATATCTTAGAATATAACGACTTCCAAGATGTTAATAGTGATTTAGATGAAATGTCATCGATTCATGGTACGGCTAATCTAGTGCTTTGGATTGATGAAGAAGGATTTATCCGCATGAGTCCTTTAAAACCATCGGAAAGTTTTGTTATTTATGATAATAGTATCAAACAAGAACCGATTGGAGCGGTTATTTACCGCGAGTATACGTCTAATAATCAGACATTTACAGAAATCACGATTTATAACAAAGATATGATTCGCTACTATAAAGGGGACCTTCAAACACCGGTTTTAATAGGTGAGGAACCGAACTTCTTTGGTGATATTCCAATGATTGAGTTTATGGAGAATAAACATCGTAAGGGTTCGTTTGAAGATGCTATCAGTATCGTAGATGCGATTGAGAATATCATGTCATCTAGTGTGAATGAAATTGAGTATTTTGATAATGCTTATTTATTGCTTAAGAATTTGAGCGCTACAGATAGTGAAGATATCGCAGACATGAAGAATAACCGCACTTTATTAGTTGATGGTGACGGTGACGCTTCATTCTTAACTAAGACAGTGAGCGATACATACATTCAGAATATGTTAAATCGCTTAACGAATGACTTCCATAAGCTAACCGGAACACCTAATCTAACAGATGAATCTTTTGCCGGTAATGCTTCGGGTGTGGCCTTATCTTACAAAATGTTCGGGTTAGAAAAACAGATGAACAAAAAAGAATCTAAGTGGCGCAGATCAATCCAACGAATGTTAGAGTTGATCGTCAATGTTTTAAATATGCGAGGTCAAAATATTGATTATCGAAATTATAAAATTACTTTTACACGTGCTTTACCTCAAAACGTTACTGAAATTGCACAAATGGTTACATCGCTTAATGGAATTGTGTCAAATGAGACGTTGTTGTCCTTATTGCCGTTCATCGAGAAACCATTGGAAGAGTTAGAACGTGTGAATAGTGAAAAAGAGGCAGCTTTTGAGACATATTCATTCCCGATGGTTGATGAAGTGCCGACAGATGATGAAGAAGTTTAAAAACACTGTTTTAAAGGGTGATAGGATTGAGCAAAAAAGACGAGAAATACTGGGGGCCTTTGAGCAATAAATCCTATTGGCTCAAACGGTCTGAGGAACTGGATAAAGTCGCTAAAATGACCGAAAAAGAAGTCATGAAGAAATTATCCGCTTTATATCGTGATGCTTTCAGGAGTATTGAAAAAGAGGTTAATGACTTCATGATGAAATATGCAGTAGATCATAAACTCGACTATGCGACAGTGACTCAAATGCTAACACCGATTGACTTAGCGGAATATAACGAGAAAATCCAAGAGTTACACGCTATGTATCGTGATACTAAGTCGGAATACATCAAGATAGAAATTGAACGACTTAAAGCACGTTCAAAAATAACGCGTTTGCGGGCGCTACAAGACGCGATAAACGTGGAATTGTGTAAAGTTACCCATGAGTATCAAATGACGCTAGAAGATACATTAATCGGATTATTTAGCGACCAATATACAAAAGCGTGTGAGTTGATGGGAGTTATGGCTCCAGGGATTCCGCGAGAAGCGATCATAAAAATCATTGAATACCCTTATGCCGGTCGAATGTATAGCGATAATATTTGGAGAAATAAAGATAATCTAGTTAATTTTATTAATCAAGAAATAACTGTCGGTATTATACGTGGCGAGAGTATTCAAAAAATCGCTAGAAGGCTAAGGAATGAAACGAAAGCGGATACTTTAAGACTGGCGCAATCTTGGGCAGAACGTTTAGTTAGAACAGAAATTAATTATGCCATGAATCAAGCGCACTTGAAGGGTTATAAAGATAGTGGAGTAGTTGAGAAATACGAATTTCTCGCTGCTCATGATAAACGAACAAGTAAGTTATGTAGAGATTTAGATGGGAAAATGTTCGAACTGAGTAAAGCAGTAGTTGGCGAGAATTACCCGCCGATGCACCCTAACTGCAGGTCGACCGTCGTTCCTGTTTTAGAAGATTGGTAAGAGGTCGTTTAAAAACGGCCTTTTATTATACTTAAAATTATTTGCACTACCTGGGCAAAAGCACTTGTAGGGCGCAAAGGAGTTATAAGAATGGAAATTACAAAAGAACAAGTTTTATCTTTCTTATCTGAAAATCAAGACGTTATCACAGAGGTGCTTACGGCAACTCATATTGAGAACTACTTACAAAATTCAGAAGGACAAAAGTTAATGCAACCGAAACTAGACAAGTATTTCAATAAAGGTCTAGAAACTTGGAAGCAAAACAATTTAGAGAAGTTAATCGACGAAGAGATCGCGAAACGTTACCCGGAAGAAACACCGGAAATGCGCAAAATCAAAGAATTAGAGCAAAAGTTAGCTGAAAAAGAGCGTGAAGCAGTACGCAAGGAATTAACAATCAAAGCACAACAATTAGCGAGTGAAAAAGGATTACCAACGGATTTAGCAACATATTTCATCGCAGAAAACGAAGAATTAACGATTGAAAATATTGAGAAATTCGATTCAGCTTATAAAACACACTTAGACAATGCAGTGATTGAGAGAACGAAGGGTACGACACCTAAAATGACTGCATCGCAGTCGCCAAAACCAAAAGACGTGAAGCAAATGACGTTTGAAGAGTTTGCTAGGTCACGCCAAGAAAATTCTAATTAAAACGGAGGTTTTAAGCATGACAGCACCAACAAAACTAGAAAATCTTTTAAATCCACAGGTCGTAGCAGAGTACATCGACGCTAAATTAGTGGACAAAATCAAATTATCACCATTAGCAGTAGTTGGAACAACATTACAAGGTCGTCCAGGTAACACATTAACAGTTCCAGTATGGCAATACATCGGTTCAGCACAAGATTTAGCTGAGGGAGTTGCTGACGTACCAGTAGTATTAAACTCAGATTCTGAAACTGTAAAAGTTAAAAAGGCTGCTAAATCAGTTGAAATTACAGATGAAGCAATCTTATCGGGACACGGAAACCCAGTTGGAGAAATCGCAGACCAATTATTATTATCTATCGCAGATAAAATTGAAAAAGATTGCTACACTGCATTAGAAGGAGCAACTTTAAGCCATACTGCAACAGTTAGCACAGCTGCTATCGCAGATGCTATCGGATTATTCGGTGAAGATTTAGATGAAGAAATGCGCGTATTCATCAACCCACAAGAGTACACTGCTATTCGTAAAGGCGCTGAGTTTGTTCCTTCTTCAAATGTGCAAGGAGCTATCGGTGGTTCAATCGGATACATCTACAATGCAGCAGTTGTTGTATCTAACCGCGTTCCTGCGGGTAAAGCATACATCGTTAAACCAGGTGCATTAGGGATCGAATTAAAACGCGACACTAATGTTGAATCTGATCGCGATATCTTAGCAAAAACTAATGTTTATGCCGTAGACAAACATTACGCTGCTTACTTACGCGACAAAACTAAAGTAGTTAAAATTGCGAACGAATAATCATTGAGGGCCTAGAGCCCTCTTTATTTAATAAAAGGAGGGATTATCATGGGTTATGCAATGTTAAGACGACATAAAAAGAAAGTCGTTGAAGAAAAAAAGCAAACAAAAAAACCTTCAAGTAAGAAGGTGAAGAAATAATGATTGAAAATGTATTGCTTAAATTAGGGATTTTAAACGACCATACCTCAGATGAATATAGTCGTGTGGAGCTATTTGTTGAAGATGCCGAGCGCGCGATTAAAATTGCTATTCGTAAATCATCAGTTCCAAAAGAATTGCAGTGGATTTGTGAAGAGATGGCGGTTGTTAGATATCGCAAGTTTGGATCAGAAGCAGCAAAAAGCGAAGAAATAGGCGATTATAGTGTGACATTCGTAGATGATATGATTGCGCCATACAAATCAATCTTAGATGATTATGTTGCTTCAACTGGTAGAAAGTTGAGGACGTTATAATGATTGATTCTAAAGTTGAAGTGTATAAATACAAGCCTATTGTCGATGGCTATGGTGGCTCTAATTTAGTTCCTGTTAAGTCTAATGAGTTACGAGGTAAATTTATACCTAAGGTGATGAATGAAGATGTTACAGGGGCGAAAAAAGGCTTTAAAATCCAAGCTAAACTTATTTGTGATAAAAGATTTAATCCGGCTGACGGTCAATTAATTAAATATGATGGATTAATGTATTCAATCGTCGGGATTAAAGATGTTTATTCAAAGGGTAGCATTTTGGAGTTGGTCGTCAATGGGTAAGGTTGACTTTCAAATTGATGCGACGGAGTTTTTGAAGAGTTTGGATCAATACGACAATCACGTCACGAATGGCTTAAAAGATGCAATCAAAGAGTGCGCTTTAGCTATTCAGAGTGACGCTAAGAGGAATTGTCCGGTTGATACAGGACGATTAAGGATGTCCATAACATCTGACACATCAAACATTAATAATTTTGAAGCAAGTGTCGGAACGAACGTAGAATACGCGACTCACGTTGAATACGGCACACGCAAACAGTCGCCAAAGCCTTATTTAAGACCGGCTTACAACAAAAACGTAGCAAAGCTACAGACAAAGATTAACAAGGTGCTTGGGGGTAAATAAGATGGACTTAGAACTTCAAAAAGCATTGTATGAATTATTTAAAAGTAACTTAAAATTCCCGTTTTATGATGGTTTGAGAGATGAAGTTTATCCATATGGAGCCTTTAGCTACACAGAAGATAGACCTCTAAATACCAAAACATCAAAGGGGAATGAGATTTTTATTCAAATAGACCTTTTTAGTGCTTATAACGGGCAGAAAGAGGTTAAGGAAATGGCTAATTCAGTCATTAATCTATTTGGCGATGTTATTCCTGCAGGAAATGGAGAGGTCGCTAATTTAACGGATTGGTTCAAAAGAATCCAACGTGAAGATGATATTTATCATGGAATATTGGAGCTCACGTTTGAAATTTATTAGGAGGTGGCAATATGGCAGCAACAGAAGTACGTGGATTAGATGTATTAATTAAAATTGGTTCGCAAGTGGTTGGTGGACAACGCAACGCTTCATTAGAATTAAGCGCGGAGTCAATTGACGCTACTTGTAAGACGACAGGTGGATGGTCTAAAAAATTACCTGGCATCAAAACTTGGTCGTCATCATGTGATGGGATTTACTTCTTAAATGATGCTGGTATCACAGCAGTTCAAGCGGCTTTCAAAAATAGCCAAGAGGTAGAATTAGAGTTCTCAAATACTGAGGGTATCTATTACAAAGGGAAAGCTATCATCACTTCAATGTCGATTGAAGCTGGGCAAGATGATGTGGTATCATACGCAATCTCATTCGAAGGATGCGGCGAATTAAAAGATTCAAAAGAACTTTAAAAAGGTGGTTTTAAAAGATGGTTGATGGGTTAATTACTGTAAATGGTAAGCAATACTTCATTAAATACGATATGAATACGATTTGTGAGATGAAATTGGATGGGTTAGATGTCATGGCGTTATCGACTGGCGAGTTAGAATTAGACTTCATTCAATTACGCTCACTTTTTTATTATGGATTAAAGAAAATTCAACGCGATCAAATTAAATCAAAAGAAGATGCCGGAAACGTTATGTCTGATTATTTAGAGTCAGAAGGCAACATTGAAGATTTAACGAATGTGATGGTTAATGCTTTAGTTCGCTCTTTAGGTTTTAAAGAGGGAAAGTAGATAGTGAAGAAAGTGGCGAACCATTCGAGTTATCAGACTACATCGACCGTCTGTATAAAATCATCGTTGGAGATATGAAAATGTCTCCTTCTTCTTTTTATTCCATGTCTTTGAGGGAGTGCGACATGGCAATCGAAGGCCATTTTGATGCGATGAAGCGTGATTATCATCTGAACTTCTTATCGGTATACAATGCTACTGGTTTAATTCAAGGCGGTAAGAAATTCAAAGAAGTTAATCCATTCAAAGATGAGAAGAAAAAGAAACCGACCAAAAAAGAGCGTGATGAAACGCTAGAGTTTTTAAAATCGAAAATTTAACGGGTTGGGGGTGAAAAAATGGCAGAAGCCTTAAGAGATTTAACGGTCAAGATTAAACTGGATAACGCTCAATTTAACAGCGCTATGAATCAAACCAAAGGAACGGTGGATAGCGCATCATCTAGCATCGCCGGCAAGTTAAAGGGGATTGCTACAGCAGTCGCTACAGGGTTTGCAGTTAAAGCGGTAGTCAGCTTCGGTAAAGAGTGTTTGAGCGCGGCAGCAACGCTTGAAGAGATGGAAAATAAATTCAACGTTGTATTTGCAAATACAGGCGACGCTATGACTGCGTGGGCGAATGATTATGCGGATGCCATCGGTCGTTCATCTACTGAAATTCGCACGGCAATCAGTAACCAAGCCGACTTAATGATTGGTATGGGGATGACAGAAGATGTAGCTGGCGATTTATCAAAAAAATACACTGAATTAGCTTACGATTTAGCTTCATTTAACAACGTTAATGATGCAACTGCTTTGGAAGCCATGACGAAAGCCATGTTTGGTGAGACCGAAATGGCTAAACAATTAGGGCTTAACCTATCAGTTACAACGATGCAAAATAGCGAGTACGTTAAATCATTGGGCAAAAAATGGGATGCAATGACGCAGGCAGAAAAAGCCGAAGCATATTATCAAGAGGCATTAAAACAATCGGTAAATGCTATCGGAGATGCTGAACGTTCAAGTGGATCGTATACCAATCAGATGAAGCGATTAGAGTCAGCCAAAACTCGCTTATACGAGGTTATCGGTACTCAGTTACTTCCAATCTTCACGCCTTTAGTGACGATGATGGGGAATATCGTGACACAAGCTGCTAAATTAATAGAAGCGTTCTTTGGGGTTTATAACTCAACCGGTTCTTTATCAGAAGCCTTTGCATCAATAGGCATTGATATTAGCGGTTTACAAGCTATTTGGGAGTCGATGAGTGCATTCCTTAACAACACTTATCAAACCATGATTGCACCGCTTATCGATGGTTTTAGGGAAATGGTTAACGATATGGCTCAAAAGTTCGCACAGAATAGCGGAAAAATCGAAAGTTGCTTTGAAAATGTAGGGAAAGTTATTAGTGATATTTGGACAAGTGTTATCGAACCGGTGTGGGATTTTTTCATGGATTATATGTTTACGTTATGGGATGTATTTAACGAAAACATTGGAAACATCTTGAGCCTATGGGACACTGTATCGAAAGCAATAAAATCGATTTGGGAAAACCTATTAAAACCGGTATTTGAAAAGGTTATGGAATGGGTTCGCAAATTATTCGATAAATTCAAAGAGTATATGCCGCAAATCCAACGTGTAGTAGATGAAGTATTCACTATGATTAAAAAACTATGGGAAACGGCGCTAAAACCGGCTTTTGAAGCGATTGGAACATTCCTTAAAACTATCTTGCTTCCTGTCTTTGACACGGTATTTACTTACGGAGTTATGCCAATTGTAGAAACGGTGTTCCAAACAATTATTAAACTATGGGACAACTCTTTGAAGCCGATGTTTCAAGGGATTATAGACTTCATCGGTGGCGTGTTCACTGGTAATTGGAAGCGAGCTTGGCAAGGTGTGAGTGACATTTTCAGTGGCATTTGGAATGGACTGAAAACCATTGCTAGAGCACCGATCAACGCGATTATAAATATGATTAATACCTTAATCGGTGGGCTTAATAAAATCAAACTGCCGGATTGGGTGCCAGGTTTAGGTGGCAAGGGAATCAATATCCCTAAAATTCCAACGCTTTGGAAAGGTTCGAACTATACACTTGGCGGTTTAACTCTTGTAGGGGAGCAAGGACCAGAGTTAGTTAATATGCCACGTGGCGCATCGGTTACACCGGCTCATAAGACTGAGCAAATGCTTAATAACGCAGGCGGTGCGGTTGAAATCGTGCTTAAAATCGATAATTTCTACAACAATACAGCGAATGACATCGAAAAAATCGCTGACGAATTAACTTATTTAATCAGACGCAAAAAAATAGCATTAGGAGGTGTTTAGATGTATTTCACTTTTAATGGAACAAGTAGCGAAAGATATGGTTTAAAAGTAAAAAACTCTAACCACCTATCTAGACCGGCTAAAAAAATTGAATCCATTGCAATTCCTGGACGCACGGGTAATTTAATTATTGATGATGGTAGCAAAGAAAATCTTCAAATCGAGCTAGAATGTTTTGTTGACGCAAGAAGCAACGCTAATTTACCTCATCTAGCCAAACAAATCGGCGCTTGGTTACAAGATCCAATCGGTTATCAGACGTTAACGATGTATGACGGGACGACATTCAAGGCGATTTGTACCAATCAGATTGATGTGTCAGAGTTGATTGATAATTTTGCCGAAATATCTATTCGCTTTGATGCAACGGAGGTGACTTCATGATACCAACTCTATACGATAAGACCGGTGCGGTTAAAATCGGAGATTTAAACGACTGTATCGAGTGTTTAGTCGAAGAGGAACGTAATGGAATTTTTGAACTAACAATGGTTTATCCGGCTAATTCCTCTATCTTAGAGTCAATCGTTTACGATAATATCATCGTTGCGGACGCTAACGACCACCTTAAGTCGCAGAAATTCCGCATCTATAACACAAGGAAATTAATGGCTAATCGAATTGAGATATGCGCTCGTCATATCTCTTTTGATTTAGCTCATGATTGGGTAGACAGTATTAGCATTGAAAATCAATCATGTGAGTATGCGTTGAATACTATCTTTAGAAATTCGCAATTTTCAAAGCATTTTAAAGGGCATTCGGACATCATTAACGCACAAAACTTCAAAGTCAACAAAGTAACTTGCCTTGAAGCTATCGGGGGGGCAAGCGGTTCGATAGTTGACACTTACGGTACAGGAGCTGAGATTCTGCGTGATAACACTAATATTCATGTATTAAATCGACGTGGACGTGATAATGACGTTACTATTGAGTACCGTAAGAACCTAACAGGCTTAGAGGTTGAGGAAGATACAACAGACTTAGTAACACGTATTATGCCGTATGCCATTTACACCGATGAGGATAATCAAGAAGTTGAAGTGCGTGGTGACTTCATCGATAGTCCTTTAATTAATAATTACGCTCATCCTTATGTCAAGTACATCGATTACTCAGAGAAGTTTGAGGACGACGAAGTTCCGACTGCAACAAAACTTAACAATCTAGCCACAAAGGAATACGTGAATAATAAAGTTGATATTCCAAAATGCAATTACAAAATTGAGTTTATCCCATTATCTAAATGCGCCGGATATGAAGGCTTAGAAGATCGCATCAATTTATGCGATGTCGTGACAATTAAAGACTCACGTTATAGCATCGACACGCAAGCAAAAGTTATTAAAGTTGTCTTTGATGTGTTAAGAGGTCGTTATGATAGCATGGAGTTGGGCGAACCTAGAACGACTTTGGGCGATATCATCGGAGGAACAGGAGATGGACCAACGCAAGGACCGCCGGGGCCACCTGGACCACAAGGTCCAGCAGGAGCGGACGGAAGTATCGGAGATTTCCCGGAAACATTACCGGAAGTTCCTAATATCACTGCTAAAGTTTACGGATTTGCTAATATCGAGATTTCCTGGACGTTTGAAAATAAAGTTTATTACTCATATGAACTGTACGCATCAAAAACAAAAGGATTCGTCCCTAATACGTTCAATTTAATCTTCAGCGGACAAGCCAGTACATACTTATATCAAGCGGAACCTAATGAAACATGGTATTTCAGAGCGTGTGCTTTAAATACACATGGACAACGTACTGAATTTAGTGAAGAGGTTGAGGTAAGTACCGTTAAAATTTCAGATTTAAGCAACTATGTTGAATCGGCGGCGATTGGTGACGCTTTAATCGGTGAACTAAATCTCGGTCGCGGTTGGTATGGTGAGTTAAGAGGGAATTACATTGACGCTAAGCAGATGAGTGTGACAGATGGCAATGGGAAACGTACGCTAGACATCGACTCATTTGGTAACGTTAATCTTGACGTAACATCATTAAGAATCAATAGCGAGGACGTGTCTACATCCACACAAACTAGCCAAACCATTAAGGACGAAGTTGATAAGTTAAAAAACGAGGTTAATCAACAAATCACCGAAGTAGAAGATCAAATCTCCAATTTGGGCGATGTTTTAGGTGATGCCTTTAGAGATGGAATCATCGACGAAGCAGAAGCTAAAGCCATCCAAGAGCATTTAAAAAGATTAGATACGGAAAAAGCCGATGTGGATGCTCAATATAATGAGTTATACACTAATGAATACTTGAAGTAG